TTCACGGATGGTTACGTCGAGCATGACTGGGGCGGCGACGGATGGTCTGCGCCTGTGTTGTGGTGCGTAAGCACCAAGGGTATCGTAGCCCCGAGCGGCAAGACTCTTTATGTCCCCATTTAATTTTTCGGTGTCTCTTTGACACCCGGTCCCTAGAAAGGAACAGTATGCTTGGTGAACGCGACCCAGACACGACTTACCGCGTGGCTTTGTATGAAGACTCCGAGGGGCAGTGGTGTGAGATTACGGTGTACCCACCTTATTACGGAGGTAACAAAGCCAGAGCTATTCATAGACTCAAATCCGCCAAATTTGAATTACCCAAGTGGATGCGAGAGGGCATGCACATTTTGGATGTAGCCGGTTATGGCGTACAGATTCCTGGTATAGGAACTAAGATGCTAGGTACCTACTGGTTTGAGACAGGTAAAGAAACCCTAGAAGAAAAGTTGGAATTGCTTGGCGCTACTGCAAGTGCTATATTGAAGCGTCTTGACACCAACGTAATACAGGAGTAGTTACATGGCATTTGTAGTAGAGTCTGGCATCCCGCCAGTGGTCAACCGCAAGGGGCGTAAACCCACACCGTTTCCGTTGATTGAAATGGATGTAGGTGACTCCTTCTTAATTGCGTGTGACCCAACCAATAAAAAAGAAACCGAGAATTGGCGCAGGAAGTTCATGGTGGCCAAGAAGGCTTTCCTTGAGAAGTACGAAGCCAAGTTTCAAACTGCAACCGTGTCCGACGGCATCCGCGTCTGGCGCACTGAGTAAAGAAGGAGGTAGTCGCATCACTCTTTACGCTCTGCAACAGCAGGGCGTTTTTACTGGAGAAACGATTTTGTCAGCCAACGAAACGCAAGTGGGTGGGACCCACTACAAGCAATTCAACTACGAAACGTGGGATGTCATCCACGACTGGGGCCTGGGTTACTTCGATGGCAATGCCGTCAAGTACTTGAGCCGTTGGAAACACAAAGGAGGAATAAATGACTTACGCAAAGCAAGACACTACATCGACAAACTCATTGAACTCGAAACTGGGCAAGGCAATCCCCAAGCCAAAGGCTAAGACCAAGCGCAAGGCCAAGCCGCCCACCCTGGCGTCGCGCATCCGCATACTGCGAGAGCAAGGGTACAAAGCCAGTCAGATCGCTGCAATGATTGGCTGCGACGTTCAGTGTGTGTACAACCAGAACTATCACGACAAGAAGCAGCAAGAACTGAAGCCCTTCAAGCAGAAGGCTGCGTTGGAAAGACATCAAAAGGACTTGGAAGCTGCAAATGAATTTTTGCGGCTCCAACGTGCTGAAAATTTTGCGCCCATGAAGCCTGAGTTGCAAAACGTCAAAGTCCAATACGTTGGGCCAGAACCCAAGCTGTCATTTAAACAACGACTGCGCGTCCTGTTCACGGGGGTGGTATGAGCACCAGACCCTTACCCTTTAACACCGGCAAGGTGCTTATTGGTTCACGCTATGAGCCACCAAGGAGGTACGAGATGTCACGAGACATGGAGACCTTGCAGCGTAAGCTGCTGGAGGAGAGACTGGGGCGGCGGGCAACCGCTGCGTCCGCGATTGTCCTGTACATCACGGCGTTGTTTTGCTTGGCCTTGTGGTGGGTGATGAGATGAAACTCACACCTTGGTTTGGAGCAACAACGAAGCCCGTCCGTCCCGGCGTGTATCAAAGACGCCACCGCGCATTCGGGTTCATCCGTTTTTCAAAGTGGGACGGAGAACAATGGATGCGTGGCTGGAGTTCCGTTGCCGAAGCCGATGAAGAAACAGTCGCGTCAATCAGTCAGATGGCTACGTTTTATTGGAGGGGGATTCATGGCTAAGTTACCGTACACATTCACAATCTGCCCTGATGGGCCAGAGCCGAAGAAGTTCACTGCAAGCTGCCCGGAGATGGGTCAGTTGCTCAAAGACAGTCCCAATGGTGATCTGACGATTGATGACCGTCGCCGTGGGATGTGGGAGACATGGAGTGGAAGGCCCGTGCAGATGGCCCCACTGGAAGAACGCATCGCCGAGGCGATTGACCAAGCAAGGCGGGAGAGGGGAGAGAAATGAGTGACAACACAGGAGGGCCAGCGTTTCCAACAACAAAACCTTTGGAGTCTTGGGGTGACCCCAATCAAGGCATGACACTGCGGGATTACTTTGCTGCCAAGGCGATGCAAGGACTGTTGTCCGATCCAGCGCTTAAGCGGCCGTGGTCTGTATTTGCAAAAGATGCGTATGACATGGCAGACGCAATGTTGAAAGCGAGGCAGGAATGACCCGCGAAGACATCATACGCATGGCACATGAAGCAGGACTATATCTGGCAACAGACGTGCATTGGATGCCAATCATTGGCCTTGACTATGCAGAGAAATTTGCTGCGGTTGTAGCCGCCGCTGAACGCAAATCCATGATCTATTCACCGATCCAGAGAACCAACCGAGCCAGTATGGAACGGTGACGCTGGAGTACATGGAACGGGAGATTCAGGCTGAAAGAGAAGCGTGCAAGAAAGTATGCAGTGCGGTAAACAACCTTGTCGCAGCTATTGAAACCGTCGGCATACCGAATGTGGGCGCGAGGAAAGTTTTGAACAAAGCCTGTGAAGATGCGCCCAAATGCGTTGACGATATCAGAGCAAGGGGACAAGAATGAGTACGTTACAAAACAAAATTGCTGAAGGTATCTACAACCAAGGATGGGATGTTATTGGTCGAGGTGGTAGCTGGGCCAAGGCCACGGCTCCTGTTGAAAAATACATCGCGACCAAGATTGCAAAGGCAGTCAAGGCCGAGCGTGAGGCGTGTGCACGTATATGTGAGATTCAATCTTGGGATGGGCCTCGTGCGGCAGATGACATTGCAGAAGCTATCAGAGCAAGGGGAGAGAAATGAACATCACAGTAGACCGCGCAGTGCTTAAGCAAGCGCTAGAGGCATTGGAAGAAATTATTAAGTGGTACGGTGCAAGAGACAAAGCAGAGGTCTTGATGGCTCCGCACAATCAAAATCCAGAGATCAAGCAAGCAATGGAATTGGTTCCTGCACTGCGAACTGCGCTGGAGCAGCTAGAGCCGGAGCCAGTGTGGTGGATGCTCAAGACCGGCCACGGCACACAGTTCAAAGAACAGCTAACCGACGAGCTAAAAGCGTTGACATGGAACGGAAAGCCTATGTGGGTGCCCCTCTACACCGCCCCACCACAGCGCAAGCCGTTGAGTGATGACGAGATTCAAGCCATTTGGAAAAAGACATTTGAGTCTGGATCGTCCCCCAACACATTTGCTCGCGCCATTGAAGCCAAACTCAAGGAGAAGAACACATGATCAGCATGGACTATGACCCGGCCCGACTTGGGCGCAACTGGAACAACCAAATGCCTGAGTGCATGAAAGAGGAAAAAATATGAGTTGGCAACTTGTCGGATTCGTAGCTGATGCTGGCAACTTCGTGCAGCACATCGTGCCTGTTGACGACCTGTACAAGCATGAGTTGATGCCAAGCTGCTGGTGTGAACCAACCATTGACTATGCAGATTTCACCGCCATCCATAACAGCGCAGACCAGCGTGAGAAGTTTGAACGTGGGGAGAGGAAGGCATCATGACTGACAGAGAACTGATGCAGCAGGCGCTGGAAGCGCTAGAGAGATACGGCGGCGTCGATCAGCGTGCCTGTGACGCTGAAGAAGCCCTGCGCGAGAGGTTGGCGCAGCCGGTGCAGGAGCCTGTGGCGTTGGAGGCTGTCTACCAAACCATCATCCACTGGGACGAAGGTGGTGGGAAACGCAGCCGCCGTGAACTGGCGCGGAGAATCGCTGCCCTCTACGCCGCCCCACAGCCACAAATGCAACCCTGCGCCGGACGCAACTGCGGCAGCACCAACCCCAACCTGCATTCTGCTGAGTGCTTTGAGGACTACGAGAAGGCGACGGGGATGAATCAGTGGCAGGGGTTGACAGAGGAGGAGATCAACAATTCCTATCTGTTTTGGGTCGTTGACCAACAAGAGGTGATTGGTTTTGGAAAATCACTTGAGACAAAACTCAAGAGGAAAAACACATGAAATACGCGCAAGCCAAACCGTTACTGGACGAACTCTGCCAACTGGCTGTGATGTATCACGCATCGCAGGCGCTGAGAACTAAACTTTTTGATGCGCTAAACAAACACATCCCGCACCTTGACGAGGGATGCTTTGAGAGGGGATGCCCAATGGATGAGACATATTTACCAAAGGAGAAAAATGTATGAAACGACAACTTAAAGAAGGTGACTGGATCGCATTGCGACTGCTGGCACTACTGCTAAAAACGGACGTGAGCAACCAGACGATCCCTGAAGTGCGCAAGACTATGGACTATTACCGCCATGAACTTGGTGTACCGCTGTACACAGTAATTTGGGAGTTGATCAAAGAGACTGCCGACGAGGTTGAGAACCCTGAGAGCGCCGTGTTGCGTAGGTTTGAGGAAACGCTTACGGTAAAACAAACTTGGGTCAACTTGACCGAGCAGGAAATCGGTGAACTGTACAACGCAGGATGGGCGAACAACATGGACTTTGCCAGAGCCATTGAAGCTAAGGTAAAGGAGAAGAACCATGGATAAAGAAAAACTTGCGGAACAGATGCTTGAGTTTATTGAAACACAAGACGGCGATCGTGATGTTGAATGGTACGCGTCTCCAAGAGATTTCGCCTCCGTAGTGCTTGGAGATTTTGCTAAACACTTGGGTATTGAGTTGGTCATCCCAGAATACATCCCAAGAAAAACAGCACCTGAAGTTGATCGTCAACAGATGTTTGAGCAACTGCTGCCTCATATAAAAGATCTATTTGATATTGAATACAGGAAACGTACGGAGCAATCATGAACGACCACATTCCTGATGAAGTTAAACGCTGCGATGGACGCAAACGCGATGACCCAGTACACCCTTTCTGGCACCCAGAGTGCATGAGTTGTGTGCGCCGCTGGGTTGAGTTAAAGAGCAGAGAGAAGATCAGCCCATGGACAGGCCACGGCCCGTGCCCCGACAGACTGGAGATGGAGAAGTGAAATGCCCAAGATGCGACGCATGGACAATAGTCAAGGACACACGGAACAACAGACGCCGCAGGGAATGTGCGAACCTGCATCGTTTCTGGACGCTGGAACTCTTAGAAGAGACAGTCCGTGGCCATTCAAATGGACACTCCAAGACAACCGCTGGTACGTCAACAAAGCAAGACGTGCTAGACAAGCTCCCAAAAATTATGAGGAAGCTCCGTGGTAACCCCTGAAGTCAAAACAAAACAAAAAGGCGTGGAGATTTTTAAGAAGCATGGTGCTTATTACTTCTTCCCCGCACAGAACGGATACGGGCGTGCAGGTGTTCCTGACGCCATCGTGTGTTTCAAAGGCAAGTTCCTTGGCGTAGAGTTCAAGGCTGGCTACAACAAGCCCACTGCACTGCAAGAGCGGGAGATCATGGCCATACACAAAGCAGGCGGCAGCGCGATGGTGGTGCGCGACGATACGCTTGAATTACTAGACCAATGGTTTGTGGAGAACAGTTAATGGAAATTGTGACCGTCGATTTTGAGACGTACTACGACAGAGAGTTCAGCCTCTCAAAGATGACCACGGAAGAATACGTACGCCATCCAAACTTCCAAGTCATCATGTTGGGTATACGTTGGCCGGACGGGAAGACTGAAATTGTCAGGGGTTCGCATGAAGCAATTCAGTACCGACTCGATGCGGTGGACTGGAGCCAATACGGACTACTTGCACATAACATGATGTTCGACGGCGCGATCCTTTCATGGCGCTTTGGTGTGAAACCGAAGGCATGGCTGGATACTTTGTCTATGGCTCGTGCCATGTTTGGTGTGAAGGGTAACTCTCTTGGCGCTCTTGCCAAGCGATACAGCTTGGAAGACAAAGGCACCGAAGTTGCCAACATGATGGGTCGTCGCCGTGAGTCACTGACGCCTGAAGAATTTGAGCGTTACGCGCAGTACTGCCTGCACGATGTGGACTTGTGCTTTCAGTTGTTCAATCTCATGGCTAACGGGTGGTACGACCTGGGCACTGTGGACAAGCGTGACAACTACCCCATCGAGGAACTGCGCATCATTGACCGTCTCATCCGCATGTATACCGAGCCCACGCTGATGCTGAACCAAACCAAGTTGGAACAACACTTGGCAGAAGTTATTGCACGCAAAGAAGCGCTTCTTGCCAAAGTTACCGTGGACAAAGAAGAACTGATGTCCAACCAAAAGTTCGCGGAACTGTTATACAACTTAGGTGTTGTTCCCCCCATGAAGGTAAGTCCTACAACGGGTAAACAGACTTTTGCGTTTGCCAAAACTGACCCTGGTCTGAAGGCGCTCCTTGACCACCCAGATGAAGAAGTGCAAGCCCTTGTTGCAGCAAGGCTCGGTGTGAAATCCACGCTGGAAGAAACACGTACCCAACGATTCATTGATATCGCCAAACGTGGCGGTGCATTTCCAATCCCTCTGAAGTATGGCGCAGCGCGTACCCATCGTCTGGGTGGCATGGACTCCATCAACCTTCAGAACTTGCCATCACGAGGGGCGCAAGCCAACAAGATTAAAAGCTGCATTGAAGCCCCGCCTGGGCACGTCATTATTGATTGCGACTCTTCTAACATCGAAGCGCGGATGCTGGCGTGGCTGGCTGGACAAGATGATCTGGTTGAGGACTTTGCCAACAACGTCGATGTGTATTGCAAGATGGCGTCTCAGATATTTGGGCGTCCAATTACAAAAACCGACACTAAAGAGCGATTTATTGGTAAAACTGTCGTACTTGGATGCGGTTATCAGACCGGGAAGTACAAACTCCAAGCCACACTGAAAGCCTCAGACTTTGCGCTGGATGTGCCAATTACAGACTGTGACCTCATCATCAGCCGATACCGTGATACCTACCACATGATCCCCAGACTGTGGCGGGAGGCCGATGTAGCCATCGAAACCATGTACGCAGATAAGGAGATGTGGCTGGGTCGCAAGGGGGTCGTCCGGGTGGTGGGGCGCAAGGGCATCAAGCTGCCCAGTGGGTTGTACATCAGCTACCCTGAGCTAAAAATATCACGTAATGATGCTGGCCATAACGAATGGGGATATAAAGACGAGACTGGGTACACCAACATCTACGGGGGTAAGCTCGTGGAAAATGTCGTGCAAGCCCTGGCACGTATCGTGGTGATGCAGCAGTTGATGAAGATCGCCAAGCGTTACCGGGTAGTGCTGACCGTGCACGATGCCGTAGCGTGTATTGCCAAGAAGGAAGAGGCCGAAGAGGCGCGAGCCTTCGTTGAGGAATGTATGCGCTGGGTGCCCCCTTGGGCCGCTGGGTGCCCGATCAACTGCGAATCTGGCACGGGAGAGAACTACGGTGCCTGCTAACGATGTGATTACTGACTACGCGAAACCGCTTATTGTCATTGAAAAGCTGGCAAAAGAGGTACATAATCAGTGCCTCAAACACGACTACAAAGCAGCGCGGGAAACTGTGTTGCAGATGGGGGTCGAGGTTAGGCTTTTGCAATCAGTGCTTGTAATCATGGAAGAAAATCAGCGATGAGCGTTCTGTCCGGGCCGTGGAGTTACAGTGGGCTGAAGAAGTTCAAGACTTGCGCCAAGCAGTACTACGAAGTCAAGGTTGCCAAAAACTTTGTAGAACCAGAGAGCACCGAAGCCACCCGCTACGGCAAGTCATTTCACTTGGCAGCAGAAGAGTACGTGCGGGATAACACCCCCCTGCCTGAGTACTTTTCCTACGCCAAGCACCACCTGGACACGCTGCGTTCCATCCCCGGCGTCAAGTACTGCGAGTACGAAATGGCACTGACTTCAACCTTGGAGCCGTGCTCATTCACTGACCCTGCTGCATGGTGCCGAGGCATCGCTGACTTGCTCATCATCAACGAGGAAAAGGGCGTGGCCCACTGCGTGGACTATAAGACTGGCAAGTCCGCCAAGTACGCAGATCCCGCGCAGCTTGAATTGATGGCACTCATGGTCTTCAAGCACTTTCCCAAGATGCGCAAGGTCAAGGGTGGGTTGCTCTTTGTTGTGGCCAACGATTTCAGGAAAGCATCCTACGAGATTGAGAACGAGCACACGTACTGGCGCAACTGGATGCAAGACGTGCGCAGGCTGGAGAATGCGTACAAGACCGGGGTGTGGAACCCCAACCCGTCGGGGCTATGCAGGCGGCACTGTGTCGTTGTAGACTGCCCCCACAACGGAGCGAAGGATTGATCATGCCATACAAGGACATGAAGGATCGTGACCACAAGAAGGAGTACCAAGACTTCTTAGCTAACGGTGGCCGTGCGAAACAAAGTGAGCGCCAGCGTGCGCGTCGTGCATGGGATAAAGAACACGGCAAAGAGTCTCGCAAGGGCAAGGCACTTGACCACATCAAGCCCATCAAAGACGGTGGCAAGAGTTCGGGTGGTAACGTGCGGCTGAAGTCATTCAGTGCCAACAGCAGCAGGAACTTCAAAAAGCCAAAGTAACCCGCTTGACGGCAGCGCATTGATGCGCTAGCCTTGACTGCTCTCGGCTAACTGCACAGCTTCGAGAGTGGTTATTGAGAGTGACCGCGACTGGCTGTGCAGGGAGTGGTGGGCCTAACCCACCAGACAGTGCTCGATGGACTTTGTCCTTCGAGCCGTAACGCATTTAGGAGGACAAACTTGGAGGTTATCGAGAACAAAGCACTCCTGCTAAAGCTGCGCAACCCTGAGCGTGTGACAGCAACAATTCCAAAGAGTGCAATCATTGAAAAACGCGGAGACATTTCCGCTGTACTGGTCAAATTCGGACTGGAGGAAGCCCAAGTTCTAAAGAATCTCGGCATCAAGAACGTGCCGTCACCCATCAAGCATCGCTACAACTGGCCCGGTATCTACAAACCATTCCATCATCAACGCGAGACTTCGTCGTTCCTTACCTTACATCGCAGGGCGTATTGCTTCAACGAGCCGGGTACTGGCAAGACCGCATCAATTGCTTGGGCCACTGACTTTCTCATGTCCAAGGGGTACATCAATCGCGTGTTGGTTATCTGTCCGCTGTCAATCATGCAGTCCGCATGGCAGGCAGACTTGTTCAAAACGCTTATGCATCGCAGGGTAGACATTGCTTATGGTGACCGGCGCAAACGCGCCAAGGTTATTGCGAGTGACGCAGAGTATGTGGTCATCAACTTTGATGGTGTTGAAACCGTACTTGACGAATTAAAAAACGGTGGGTTTGATTTTGTTGTCATCGATGAGGCCAACGCGGTGAAGACTGCAACGACCAAGCGATGGAAAGCAATCAACTCATTGATCAAACCGGAGACATGGCTGTGGATGGCAACAGGAACCCCGGCATCACAATCACCTACCGATGCCTACGGCTTGGCAAAGATGCTCAATCCCTCTTCCGTGCCACCGTACTTTTATTCATTCCGCGACTCCGTCATGCACAAAGTGACGCAGTTCAAATGGACACCAAAGAAGACCGCAGCCCAGGTGGTCAACCAAGTGCTCCAACCAGCGATCAGGTTCACGAAGGAGGAATGTCTGGACTTGCCGGAATTGCTCTTTACGACGCGGGACGTGCCGCTGACACCGCAGCAGACGAAGTACTACAAGATGCTCAAGGATCAGTTTGTGATGCAGGCAGCGGGGCAGACGGTGACTTCAGTGAACGCGGCGACAAACCTAAACAAGCTATTGCAAGTCTCCTCAGGGGCCGTGTACACCGATGATTCAAACGTCATTGAGTTTGATGTCAAGGATCGATACAACGTGCTGCTTGAAGCTATCGATGAGAGCACCCACAAGGTGCTGGTCTTCGTGCCGTTTCGCCATGCCATCGATGTGCTGCGCGATAAGTTGACCAAGGATAAATACTCGGTGGAAGTTATTCACGGAGGCGTGTCTGTTGGGCAGCGTACTGACATCTTCAACAAGTTTCAGACCACACCGAACCCACGCATCTTGCTCATCCAGCCAGCGGCTGCATCGCACGGTGTGACCCTTCACGCAGCCAACACAGTCATCTGGTGGGGGCCAGTGACATCAGCAGAAATTTATCACCAAGCAAACGCACGAGTACACCGCGCAGGGCAGAAGAACCCATGCCTTGTTGTGCGGCTATGTGGGTCAAACGTAGAGCGCAAGTTGTACTCGGCGCTCGATGACAAAACCAAGGAGATGGACAGTCTGCTTGAAATGTACAAAGAAGAGCTTGACGCGCTCTAAGTTCACACATATACTTTGTTCACAAGTTCACTAGGAGGTGACATGGAAGGAGAGCAAATTCCAACTGAGAAGTTGGTCAAGGCCTATATCAGGATGCGTGATGCACGCTCAGAACTAAAGGCTAAGTTTGAGGAGGAGGATAACAAGATCGTTGAGCAGATGAACACCGTGGAGCGGTTGCTGCTTGAGGTCTGTAAGAAAGCTGGCGCTGACAGCGTCAACATCAAAGGTGCAGGCACCATCATTCGCGGCGTAAGTACCCGGTACTGGACTTCAGACTGGGAGGCTATGCACAACTTTATCAAGGAGAACAACGCAGTAGATTTGCTAGAACGTCGCATCGCTCAGACGGCGATGAAAGAGTTTCTCAAAGAAAACCCCGACCGACTGCCCAAAGGGTTGAACGTCGATTCCAAGTACACCATCACAGTTCGTAGGAGCTAACCATGAGCGCACTCACTCTTTTCCAGAACGGGAACCAACTGCCTGCACACCTTCGTCGCGGCGAACTCTCTGACACTGCCAAGGCCCTGATGGGTGGCGGCCCCACCAGCAAGCGCATCTCTATTGAGGGCGGTGCTTTTCGCATGATCGTTGGCGGCAAGGAGGT